GGGGTCGATGATCGCGCCGAAGCAGCGGTAGCCCATGATGCGCGACGGATTGGCCGTCATCACGAGCGTCCCGTCGACCATGAACGGCGTCTCGACGCCGGCCTCGTTCTCGTAGGTGTCGCGGTAGAGGTCCACCTTGATGCGCGCACCAGACGCCCCGCCGACCTGGAGGTTGCCGACCGGCACCACGCGCTCCGAGTCGATGACGCCCCGCTCGATCGTGGCGCGCGGTTCGCGCAGGTTCGTGTCCATGTGCTTGAGCAGTTCGGCGTCCTGCCGCATGACGCGCCACACCTTGGGCGTGATCGTCAGGCGCTCGGGGAAGCCGCCGAACGGGGCCTCGAACATGATGTCCGCCCACCGCTGGATCGAGTCGATAATCGACACGCCCGCGTCGCCCCAGCGGTTGCCTGACGTCAGAACGACCGTGTTGGCCGACTGCCGCAGATAGTCGATCTGCTGGGTGGGGTACTCCTCGCCCGAGATCGTGTCGGCCGCGTTGATGATCGCGTTGGCCGCCATCAGTTCCAGACGGGTCTGGATGGCGTCGGCCGCCATCGCGGTCATCTGGACCTTCAGCGCATTGTGGCGCTGCATGGGCGTCAGCTGCGCCTCGTCGAGAAGCGAGCGGTCGACGCCGACGATCTTCGTCAGCGGCCGGAAGGGGTCGACGACCTCCTTGACCTTGACGTAGGCCGGCTTGAACCGGAACGACTTGCCCTCGTCGCGCCACATCGGCTTGCCCTGACCCGCGGGGCGAACGTAGGGGGCGATGCGGCGGCCGCGGTAGGGCAGCTTGTCGAACTCGATCCAGTCGGTGTCGCTGTTCACCTGGTTCGTGAACATCGGCAGCCAGTAGTTCGCCCGGGACTTGACGTCACGCATCACGCCCAGAAGGCGGCGCGTGTCCCAGATTTCATACGGATAGTTGCTCATGGGGGCTCCTTACGCGGCCTTGCGGACGGTGATCTGGGTGGGCGAGGGCGAGCCGCTGAACGCGGTGGCCTTCTTCGCGTCGGTGTCGAACGTCGAGTGCCAGACCAAGATGTCCTGGTTGAAGGCGCCCGAGAACCACACGGGGACGGTCTTGCCTGCCTCGCCCGAACCCGACGCGACAGCCTGCGTGACGACGCCGACCGGCTTGACGGCGGAGGCGGGCGTGGCGTTCCACGTCGCCGGAACCAGCTGGCCCGAGGCGTTCAGTCCGACCACCTCGAACTGCTGAAAGGTCTGCGAGGCCGCCATCGGCATCGGGAAGGACTTGAGCGGCGGATAGTCGCTCGTGAGGAGCATCTTCTGCCGGTAGGTGTCGAGCTCCTCGAACGTCGCGAGGCCGACCTCGGGATAGGGAATCGTGCGATCAACCATCTTCGCCCCCTCAGTACTTCAGGCCCGACACGCCAAGGGCGCGGGCGATTTCGAGATCCGACGAGCCGTCCTCGACCTTGCCGGCCGGGGCGGCGCCTTCGCCCACCGGGGCGGTGGCGTGCTGCTTCATCTTCTGGTCGAGGCCGCCCGCGGGCGCGGTGGCCGCAGTTTCGCTCGGCAGCTTCGCGAGCAGCGCCGTCGCCTGCGCGACGGTCATGTCCGTTTCGAGCGCGAGGTGTGCCGCGGCGCCGGGCCGTGCCTTCGCCTCCTCGCTGTTCAGGATGCCCGAGATCCGGGCGCGCTCAGCGGCCTTCGAGTCGGTCGCGGCTTTCGCCACGGCCGCTTCGAGGTCCGCCTGCGGGATCATGTTCTCCGCCATAGGCATCTCCTCTGTGTCGCCACGCGACAGTTCCGCCGCAAAAGCGGCCACAGCCGTCTCGAAGGAGCCGACCTCATCGGCGAGCCCCTTCGCGACGGATTCCTCGGCGCCGTAGGTCGCAGCCTCAGTGGCGCGAACCGCCGCCTCATCGAGCCCGCGGTTCCGCGCCACGGTGCTCACGAAGATCGAGTAGAGGTTGTCGATGCGCGCCTGGATGCGCGCACGGGCGTCGTCGCCCAGCGGCTCGAAGGGGTTGCCCTCGACCTTGTGCTTGCCCGCATAGATGTACGTGACCTCGTAGCCGGCCTCGGCCAGAGCCTTGCTCATGTCGACGTGCATCGTGACGACGCCGATGGAGCCGACGCCGCCGGTCCGCGCGACCGAGACGCGGTCGGCGGCCGACGCGATGCTGTAGGCCGCGGAGTAGGCGCTCTCCGCCGCGTAGGCGCGGATGGGCTTGCGCTCGCGAGCCGCGAAGATCGCGTCCGCCAGATCGAAATTGCCGGCGACCATGCCGCCCGGGCTGTCGATCTGCAGCGCGATCCCGCGAACATCCGAGTCCGCGACGCCACGACGGATGGCCGCGGCGATGTACTCGTAGCCGGTCGCGACTTCGCCGTAAGCGTAGGGGAAGCCGTTCAGCAGCGCACCCTTCACCGGAATCGTGAGCACCCCGCCCTCAACCCGGTAGGGGCGGTACTCCGACATCGGGTCGTCGTCCGCAAACCAGAAGCCGCCGGCGCAGACCGGCCACTCGAACTCCGACAGAGCTTCGAGGCACGCCTTGAAGTGGTCGATCTTTGAGGGGTCCACGAGCACGTCGCCCGAGATGCGGGGCACGAAGTTCATTCTTCGGGATCTCTTTCTTCGGCCGAGGGCATGACGAGCGGCTCGTCGGGCCGGGGTAGGCCGGCCGCGGCGAACGCCTCGTTCTCCCGGCGCCGCTGCTCGATGACCTTGCGCCAGTCGCGACCCATGCGACCCAACTCATCCTCGTAGGTGCTCAAGTTGTGCTGGAGTCGCAGGACAGCCGCCTGCGTCTCCTTCATCTCGTCGATCTGGCCGCGCGCCGCGCCGAGCCAGTCGCACGCCGCATAGGCTTCGGCGTTCAGCCCCTCGTACCACGAGGGCGCGTTGCGCGGCATGGCGGTAATCTCGCCCTTGTTCAGGGCCTCCTCCAGCCACAGCCAGTAGTGCGCCGTCGCGACCCGGTCCGCGACGCGCTTCTTGCGCGCCTGCATGTTGCGCCAGGTCAGCAGCATCGCCGCACGAGCCGACGAGTAGTTCGTGCGGGTGTAGTCGCGCGACAACTCCTCATAAGAGACGCCGAGGTTCGCTGCGAGGTATCGCAGGAGAGACTGCTCAAAGTCGCTGCCCGGCGCAGACCCGGTCCCGGCCGGCTGCAGGTTGAGCTTGGTGCCGGGGTGGAGGTGCGGAATCTTGACGCCGTCGAGGCGGAGGTTGTTCGCCCCGCCCGAGTACTGCGCGATCGACGACAGGAAGCTGCCGACGTAGCTGCGGAAGGCCGAGGCCGCGAGTTCGCCGTTCGACGCGCCTGCGCCGAGCGCCTCGAACACCGCCGAGGTGGGCAGTTCGGACTCGATGGTCGCGGCGAAGGTGGCGTTCGTCACGGCGTTCTGCAGCGTGACCTCGCGCAGCTTGCGCGCGATCCGCATTTCCTTCACCGCCGCCATCAACCCGGGCACGCCCCGCGTCTGCGCCGGCGCGACGTCCTCGAACAGGTGGAGGACCTGCCAACGGCCCCAGGGCAGCTGGGCGGGCACGAGCGTCCAGCGGTCGAGGGCGAAAAAGCCCTGCTCGGCGACATAGTCGGCCGGATGCGCGACGCGAATGTGGTATCCGGTCGGGCGGCCGAACTGGTCCTTCTGGACCCCGCCCCGCAGGAACCGGCTCTCCTGAACATTCGACGGCGTCGACAGCCGCTCGATCTCGATAAACTGCGTGGCGCTGGAGAAAGGCCGATCGGCGCCGCGCAGCCAGAGCGCCTGCATCAGGACCTCGCCGCATGCGATGTCGAGGCCCACGGCGAGACGAACGATGTCCGTGAGCGTCTTGCGCCGAGCCGCGTCGAACCAGCCGCGGTGGCTCTCGGCCGCGAGCGTGAACTTGGTTTCGACTTCCTCCTGAAACTCGGCCGCCCAAGTCTCGTCGAGGCCGAGGACCGAGTACGCCGGGCGGGCGTTGAGGAGGTACGACGCGCCGACGATGCCATCTTGCACGACGCGCTGGCCCGCAGAGACGTAGGCGTCGTTCCGGATCAGATCGTAGACGCGGGCGAGGCCGAGGTCCTTGGCGGCCAGGACGTCCTCGTCCACAGGATTGAGGGCCGGCTGCCAGGTGTGCAGCGCATCCGCGATGCGGGCCGCGCCCTCATAGGCGCCGCCGACGCCGGGCGAGTGCGCAGCTGCAAGCGGGAGCAGCGTGTGCGGGATCATCAGAAGCTCACCCGCAGCGGGCCCTTGACGACTGTGGCGCCGGGCTGCGCCGCTGCGATGGTGGCGCGAAGGTCCTGAATGTAGGCCCGCAGGGAGGGCATGCGTGCGGGCGTGTACTCGATGCGCTCACCGTTCTGGTCGACATAGACGCGAACCGCCGCGCCGGTGGCGAGGTCGTGGAGCGCCTGCTCCG